CTTTTTTAATTGCTTATCAAAATTTATTGCCTTAAGAAGATTAGTAAAATCCTTCTGGGAGGACTGATAGGGATAAATGATTCGTGGTTTAGGAGTAGAATTCCTACATTTAAAGGAGATGTTGAAACGTTAGTAGTATCAGGAATATATGGAATAACACCTGAGTCTATTAACAATCCTATAAATGGCTATGGAATTTTATCCGTATTTTCGGTTGGAAACGAATCACGGGTTATGTACTTACTAATATCAGTAAATGGAGCGACATTTATTAGGGTGAAGTATGATAAGAGTGATAGTAAGTGGAAAAAATTAAGTTTGGCTTCCTAGACTAAATTTGCTCTAGAAGTAATTGGCGAACCGTATCTTTGACATGGATTAAAACGGGTGGTCCGGTACAAGCCGGTGCCACCCGATCCTGATATGCACAACGCCATGTGCGGTGCCATGTTTCTAAGAAGCCAATACAAAAGACCTAAAATCTCCCCATTTTCCATCATAATTACGGCGGAAACCAACAACATCCTCACCTAGACGGAATGTCATTTGAATGACATATCCTTGTCCATCGTTAAAAACTATCATTATGGAATAATTTGAAACAACACTAATTCCGTCTCGTCCGAATACATGATACATTCCGCTTGTAGTTGCACTATTTACCTCTTCGTCTGTACTTAATATACCTTTGGGCATAAACGGGAACAGCTTCAAACTGTTCATTAGTTCTCCCAGAAGGATTTTACTAATCTTCTTAAGGCAATAAATTTTGATAAGCAATTAAAAAAGGAACCCTGCTTCCTTCAACTCCTTCAATTTTGGAAGTCATAATAGTAGTATAGTCATTTCCAAAAGTGAAAGTAAATAATGTTCCATCAACATATTCTTTATACCCTCCAATATATTCTATTTTTTTAGTCGCTGGAGATATTACAGCTATTGATGGATATAAATTATAATATTGACTACATATCACCAATATGCCATTTGCTTTTATTCTTTTTGATTCACCTTTATGTAACGAAAATGATTCACTAGTAAAACCATTGATAATCTTATTTATCCCTAACAGTTCTCCCAGAAGCATTTTTTGTGATTTATTTTGTAAATACAGAAGATTCTTTTAACTTTAAAACAAAAAGTTGAATATGTTAGAGAAGATCAGATACCGTTTGGTTTATAACCGACAAAACAAGTTAAATCGACAAGGGACAGCCCTAGTCCAAATAGAAGCCTATTTGAATCAGAGAAAGGTATATTTTAAAACAAACATCTATCTAAAGCCGGAGTGTTGGAGTAAGGATGGCGCTCAAGTAATTAACCATCCGCAATCGAATGAGCTTAACGCAATGCTATACGAGAAGATACTGGAGTTGCAGGCTATAGAACTTAGCTACTGGAAAAGAGGGCTTGAATCAAACCTTTCCACGTTAAAGGAGGCTGTAAAAAAGGGAATTAAACCAGTTGTGTCGTTTTTAAAATTTGCAATACAAGCGATAGAGAATTCTGATAGAAAACCGGGAACCAAGGATAACATGCTGGGCACGGTAGCCACTTTGAAGGAATTTCGGAACGTGATAGAGTTCACAGACATCAATTATACGTTTCTAAAGGAGTTTGACGCGTTTCTGCGCAACAAAGGATTGAAAGTAAATACGGTAGGGAAGCACATGAGAATACTTCGTACCTTGGTTAACGAAGCAATAAACGAAGGCTATATATTACAGGAGGCATACCCCTTCCGTAAGTTTAAGATCAAGAAAGAGAAGAAGGAACATAACTTCCTGATGCCCGCAGACTTGGAGAAGCTGGAGAATCTTGAACTGCCGGACAGGAAGAACAACAGTCGGCACATACTGGACGCATTTCTCTTCTGCTGCTATTGCGGATTGAGATTCTCTGATTTCAAGCAATTGACTTATAAAAATCTCGTAACAGTTGACGGAAAGGAATGGCTAGTTATGAATAGCATCAAAACAGGCGTAAAACTCAATATTCCGCTATATCTGCTGTTTAACGGAAAGGCACTGGGCATAATGCGGAAGTACGACAGCATCGAACAACTGGCTGCATTAGGTTGCAATTCGGACACTAATCGGACATTGCAGAAATTGGGAAGGATGGCGCATATCAGCAAGAAATTTACCTACCATACAAGTCGTCATACTTGTGCTACTCTGTTGGTACATCAAGGCGTTCCGATAACCACCGTCCAAAAACTCTTGGGGCATACATCGGTCAAGACAACAGAGATATATTCCGAGGTGTTTGATGAAACGATTATCAAGGATCTGACAAGGGCTAACCAGAAGTATTCTAAAAGTAGAAATGTAAAACAAAATCAAATAAAATCTCAAAAATCCCCGGGAAAATACATCAGGCAGTAGAAACCTATAAAAGCTATCTGTTTTATACTTGTTTTTCCGATCCCATTCCATAACATTCGTTTCCTGTCAATAAATATACAAACTCGCCAGTCTTGCCGTTCTATTAATTCTCTTCATTCATCTTGCAAGTAAAAAATATTGCATTAATGGCAATTTTTTAAGAAGATTGGTTTTTGTTTCAACATTGGCTTCTTATAACTAATTAATATAGTTTTCTTTTTGTATTTCGTTTTAGAATTGATATCTTTGCTATTATCTTCAAAGCCTGAGCAAACGATATATAGGATATTGGACAGCAATGGTGTGCCCCGAAGACCGAAGGTTAATGGTGTGAAAAGAATACTTGTTATAATAGAGGAGGACGTGGCAGCTATATTGGATAAGGAGCAATCGGTATCATTATATGTCAATGAGGCTATAAGATTCTATCACGGTAACCGGCATTAATTGTCGGTTATTTTTTTATTAAAACTATATTTAAAATCACGTTTTGAATCGTGTTGTTTAGATAAATTAAAGTCATATCATTTCGCAATACCCTAAAAATACCCATGAGAAAAAAAATCTTAAAAATATACCAATACTTTTTGTATAACACCCGATGTTTTTTTATTAAAGCTTTGATATATCTTAAAAATATACCAATTATATATTATATTTTTTCGACACATAATAAGCCAAGGAGGCGACAGAATAAATTGCAGCGCAATCATCTGAACCATTATAATCCAATATCCCATCCATAAACTCATTGTATTGCGGGATCTCATCATAGTCTGCACGAAACATCACATTATTTTTGATAAAATCCAGAAAAGCAGATACCCTAGCATCTGTTCCCATATTTTTATGCATAATTCTGACATCATATCTATCCCTTAAGCCCCGTGCTATGGGGAAATAATTTTTCTCACTTTCAAACAACACTTCCACAGGAGATATGCCCTCTAAAAATGACAGGAGAACAGTCTCATCAAATGATCCTGTATATGTCACATTATCTATATATATTCCCTCATTTACATAGCACGAAACGATAATGAACTTTCCGGCATATTCGGGAAGAACATATACAAGTCTTGTCCCCTGAATATTTTTAGACATATCAAAATATCTCATATCTTTATTTTCCTGTTTAATTTTACTTCGTTTCCTTTTCAAAGAGAAACGAGTATATTCATCCTTGAATACCCATACAGTAATATATCGCAGACAATCCACCAAGTGACCGTATCTCTCATAAGACTGTCCTGTAATCTTATCCTTTACTCTTTTTTTCAGCACCCCTCCATTAACGTCCTTCTTGGCATTGTTATAATCGACTATCGAGTTTTTACATCCATCATCTACCGAAAATGACATACCCGAGCCTCCATCGAGCATGTAGTTTACAAATTCACCTGACATCGGTACGGACGGGTTAGAAGCCGGTATCCTCTCCTCAACATGGTAATCGCTTTCCAGCCCTTCCACGAACTTATCAAGAAACGATCTCTTCTCTTCGTCTATAGTGTTCCCGTTTTTTGTCGAAGCATCTCCGTACAGATACAGCATATCATTATACCTTATTGATTTCAGGTAATCTACCGCCATTTTTGAAGCCTGTGTTACCGTGTTGAACGGATCACTGGCGCATATCTCGTTAAACTGCCTTATACTACTTCCATCCACCTGGAAAAATGATATTGAAATATAAGGGAGCACATTGTTATCAATTGATATATGAACCGGCATCCCTTTAATGTAGTGTGTCGTTTTTATGTGTTTGTTTGAATCAAATGCATACAGGAACTCTCCTCCTGTCTTAATGCTTCCCCATTCTCCCAATGCGTATACCCTGTAGTAATTATAATCATGATCCTTGTACCATTGGTAATTAGATATCGTCTGTCTGTCATAGTATCCATACTTCCCGTCCGGAGAACCTACTACCCAGAAGTTGTTCTTATACGAAGAATGCAGCTCTACCGTATCCGATGGATATCTTTCCATTTTTCCCGTACGCTCATTAGCTATCATTCTAGATTTATTATATCTCTTTCCTAATATCCGGCTATAATCCTTAGGTAATAAACTCCTTTTTATCGGATATCTTACTTTCCCGTACAAATCATTCGGATGCTCATCCCACTCGCATGTATCAAGGATCTTGGTTTTTATCCACGAGTCCTCTGATACTGGATTAAAGTTGCATATAATCTGTAGGCCCTCCTTTCCTCGTAGGCGGAAACGTATCTGTGTGAAATCCTCATATTCAAACTCAGTGGCCTCTTCCATCACTATCCAGCGATATCCTGTGATAGACTTTATCTTCTCGGGATCGTCCAATCCTGTAAAATCGATTTTGCAACCATTTATACAGGTTATATTATTTTCCTTTAGAGCGAAAAACTGACTCAATTGAAGAGCTTTCATTTGGGTCTTAAACTCTTCATATACCGTATTCTTAAGACTAGCTCCAACTTTTCTCACAACGAGAGCTGAACCTTCTCCGGAGAATACAGACAACAACACGGATTGTGTCGTAGATACAGATTTCCCTGATGAAGAACCACCTCTGTTTATAATATACCGGATATCCTTGTCATGCATCGCCTCACGGATATGCCAAAACAGGGGATTAAACAATTTATACGAGAACACCATCTCTATCATTGCTCGTCCCCAATTATCATGCGCACATTGGTACTGACATCACTTTTTACTGGAGCATCCCATCCAAGCATCTTGCTTATCTGTGTAATGGCGGCTATTTTGCTATATAGCCGTATCTCTACTCCATATTGAGTATTCTTAATCGATTGGATGCAACATCGGACTGGTTTTGGTATATCATCAAGAGAACGGACAATAAACGTATTTTTACCTTTTAATTGAAGATCTATAGGGTCTACATTTACCACATTTGTAAGGAAGCGCAATGCATCTTCCTTCTTCATATCAGACTTTTTTAAGATATCAGCCTGCAATTCATTTACACGGGATGCGACAGATGGATTTCTCAGTAATTCAAATGCACGCTTACTAACGACCCCATCCTTCCATCCAATACTATTAGGGTAAGCTTTCCGATATGCATCTGTAGCATTACCCGTTTCCATATAATAATGGCAGAAATTTTCTCTATTTGCTACGAGTTTTTTTCCCATAAAAGTCTTTTCGTCCGAAGAACGTACCGTGCCCCTTTACACGGAAACATTATAATTCAAAGTTACAAAAAATCTGAATAAAAACAAAACTTGTCATTTAATTCATTTTCTTAAAAGTTCTTTATCATGTAAACCGTGATCACAAGCTGTCTTATAAGATCGATCCCGTAGTTCGTTCAAATTAATATTGCTCATTTCCTTATTCCTAATTTAATTTCTTCATCCTTGATTATTTTCCCAATCTTTCCAGCTTCCTCATACCGTTCCTCTTTTATCAACAGTCTTTGCAATTCCGAAAGCTGGTTAATGTAAACAATATCGTTACGATCTGACACATGACGGACATATCTTTCTATCTCATCCAGCTTATTCTCCATGCGTATATGCCACTTGCTTACCAAAATTAAAGTAAATGCCAGAGCACAAACATTTAATGAGGCAAGGATGAATTTAAATATTGATTCTGCTATTTCCATAATCATATAAGTTTTAATGCTTCTTGTAATCCAGATTCAAGTGCTTCCTCGTAGGTATTATAACGGATAATAGGTCTGTCAGACAATCCTACAAAATCATGGTTAGGAATTGTTAGTATATCATATATCCAATAATTTCCATACATATAGGATATTTCGATATGCAGGTTCTTAGTTTCACGAAGCCACTTTTGGGCAACATACAACACTGGACACAAAAATTCAACTGGTTCGTTATCTATTTCCGTACAACATGACATACTTTGCGGAATGTCGTATCTTCTAATAATATTATCGCAACTTATTGTGCGTTCACACTTCCAATTAAATCCTTTCTCTTTCAGCAATTTCGCTGTTTCTAATGTTACAAATTCTTCGGTCATAACTATTCTCCTTTCAATTTCTTTATTAGCGCATCAGTGAAACCAAGGCTCCATTCTGCTTTCATATTTAATCGAAATACATTACTTTCTTACCTATACATACCTTGAACCTTGAAAGAGATTCACTATATTGTGTAATATTATTGGGATTATATTTGTTAACAAAACATCCAGTACGTTTATGGTATCTGACACAAGCATTTTCAGGAGATTTAGCCAATATTTCTTTCTCATCGCTAAAACTAAAAAGTAAATTATCTCTGTATGATACCTTATACCACTTTACTTGGCTTCTTATCTTTTTAAAATACTTTGCTTTCATTATTCTCCTTTGTTTTAAAATGTTCAATCAATTCGTTTACAGTAGCCTTGTGATAACGTCCTGAAATAATGGTTGCATTATCCCAATTTTCATCCCAAAAGAACATAATGCCTTTGGGCTCTGTGAAATAATGATCGTTACCAATAGAATCGCTATAAGAAACGCTAAGAATGGAATCTGTTATAAACCACTGCATGTAGTTACTATCATCCCTTAATGCAGCGATAGCCAGGAAAAGTTCTTCATTCGTTCCGCAATCAATAAATTTCCCACATAAAGCACTATGTTTGTTAAAAGGTATGTCAAAAGAATCCGCAATCACATAATTAGGAGTATCAAATCCTTTCATTGGATATTGATAAGCCCATATTATACTACAATTATTTGTCCATTGAGGAGAGTTGTTGAAATACCCCAACTCTTTCAGCCCTCTCCGAAGTTCCTGTGTATTTTTGCGTATGAAACACGGTGTTGTAAATCCCATAGTTACTTGTTTTTAAATTGTTTAAACATTTAACAATCCAATTCTCTTCAATTTCTTTCTAAAATTCTTTTCATTCAAAGCTTGGTCGTAATAGCAATCAGGTTCTATAACCGTTTCAGCTTTGGTTACAGGAAGCCCATTCAAACCAATAGCAACCTTGTGTATAATAGAAGCCCTCTTGATTTCCCCTGTTTTTCGATTAAAAGAGAACAAGATATGTCCCGGATTCTTCTTAATCCTATTGACTAATTTATATTCTGTTTGCTGCTTTTGCAGATATTCTATCTGTTCCTTAGAAAGATTATCTTTTGTTATAATAGGTACTATATCCATTTTAGTTATTCCTCCTTAATTATTCGCTCATTTATAATAAACTCTCCATGAATATCAATGGGAAGCATATTGGAAACAC